TAAGTCATTAAATATATTTATTGTAAGTACTTCTATGGATTCTTTTCTGTTGTCCGGCTGTGCTCTCATTGGCGCTGCGTTGGCGCTTTGGATGGGTAACAAAGATGTGGAAAGAGAAATCAAGGCAATTGTGAAAAATACTGCCGAGGACAATAATTTGTACATCCAAAACGAAGCGATTGACAGAGTATCTTCCCTCCTGAAAAGACATGGAGTCTATGAGAAACACGAAATTCTAATAAATTCCATGTCTCTCCTGGTGTACTCGCGAGTGCACGGTCAAGAGACGCTCGCCGGCTTGGTATTGTCAGAAGATGAAAACACCGTGAGGATAGGCAAGACGTATATAGACAGATTTGTAAGCTCGCCCTCCGTTCTCGACTACTTTCTCGCCGGAGTGGCAGAGCTAGAAGCTGAAAATGTGCGCATAGGATGCGTGGTACCAATGCAAGATGTTCACGAACTACGCAAATTGCTCGACGTTTTCTACTACAAACTAAATTAAAATATCTCCATAAGATATAAAATGGGTTTGTCTGGATCCAAGCAAGTAAACACTCGCAATTACAATAATGGCAATAATTACAATAATGGCAATAATTTCAATAATGACAATTCCAATTGGGACTGGAACAACTGGGAGAACGGAAACTGGGGCAACAACTCAAACTGGGGGGAGACCAACAATAACTGGTGGGGAAATGGAAACAACAACAACCTCAATAATGGAAACAACAACAACGGAAATGGAAACAACAATAATAACGGTCGTCTGAATGTTGTAAAAAAGAACAATATAGTCAAGAAAAATAACACTGTGAAAAAGAACAACACGACAAAGAAGAACACGACAAAGAAGAACAACAAGAAGTAAATCGTAAAAAGAGCGTAAATAAAAGGTTCTGTAGGCATAATGGATACTATCGAGGAGCTTGAGACTCTAAAAGGCGTATGTCGTATGCTCATTCTGCGTATCCTGGAAGCAAACTCTGTCCGTGAACTCCTGAATGATTCGAAGCTTAAAGAAACCAAGAAGGATATGCCAAATATAGTGGATAATCTGCTGATGTCTTACAATCAGAACAAGATGCGGTTTCAAACTCAGAGTGTCGCCCCTGTAAAGGTCGCTGATATCCAGCAAGTGCAGGAGGTGCTGTCCAACTGTGACACTGTAGAGCTCGTGAGGCTTGCAGAGGTTACACGGTTCATAATGGAAAACGAGGTTCACAATATAATTGGCGCTGTAATTGATAAGCAAAGTTAATTATTCATCCCAGTTGATGACCTGGCATCCATCTACCACCACATCATTGACCAGATCAATGAAGTCATCTACCTCTTTTAGCCCCACCATCCGCTGCATCGGAAGTCCATCTTCAAAGAAGACGCTCGTGGGTAGAGCGCGCACATTAAACATCCTGGCAATCGCCTTGTTCTCAAGGAACTCAACTTCGTACATATCGATGTCGAGATTCTTCATGGTCTCAAACTTCTCAGAAACCTTCTTGCATGGTGCACAACCTTTCTTTGTAAACTTGATGATAGCATGGCGGCGACCAGATGAGATGCCGCTCAGCATCTGCTGGTAGGTGTTCACCTTCGTGATGGTCATCATCTGTTGTCTTACAACATCAACTTGGTTTGTATATCATTTTTGTCGATATGTGCTTATATTGACAAATTACATCAACGGATCTTTTCCATGTGATATAACATCCCGTAAGAAAACAAAAAATTCGCGGGACTTGCAACTTCCATCCATCCTCGAAACTGGAAATCCATTGTCAAGGAGAACCGCAGTTGGAATATACCTCACGCCAAACAGATCAGAAATCTCAGGATTGTCATCACAGTCAATTTCCAAAACATCCATATTGATCTCCTGATTCTTTTTCAAGTTTTTGCGAAAAGTGGCACTCCGGACAGAAGTTTTGTTGCCGAAAAATAGCAAGGACTTCTTGGTGCCAAACCTCACACTCAGAACCATTGAAGGGTAATTTGGAACACTCAAAATACGCATATTGCTTTACAGAGTTTGTTTTTCTTAAATTTTTACATGGGCGATATACCCCTCAGCGCATCTTCCACAACGCCCAAGAATGGTTCTATTTCTGTTACCCCCGCTGCCCTTGCCACTGGTAAGCCATGTTCCAGTAAGATAGCGCACGGGAGTTGTTTTACCTCAAAAAGAGCGCCGATGGGTCTATTTCTCTCGTACGTAATATCATACGCATTGATGTGCATATCGTACAATCGTGCGCGCAAATTGTTACTTGCTTGGCAGTTTGATGTAAACTGGATCACGTTATATTTCTCCTTCTGAACGCTTGTAATTAGTTGCCTATAATTAAGCACTTTGATTATCATGTTGTTTACAAATTTATTTATTTCACAGAAATATTGATATGATGATTTGTTTTTTGATATCAGCAGGTATGTTGGCAAGAAGAATTGTATGGACAAGCGTCCGGTCTTTTTCTGGGAGGAATTCCAGTGCCCAGCTTGCTTCCTTTTCAGAACGATTGAGAATGTGGCCAAAGGACTTTGAGAGATATGAGCATGGTATATCAAAACACCAATACTTTTCTGGGATTGCTGTATACTTCAAACATGTGGCGATAAAAATTTCCCGCGCCAGTTTGAATGACCCATACCCCCCAATGTCTTCGTTGGCATAATCTAAAGGAGTCTTGCCAATAGAATCTTTCCAAAAAAGAATGTGCGGGTAAACTGCCAGAATGTTAGTGCATGCTGAATGCCACTTGGCATTTTTGTACATTGTGATATGGTGAACAAAGGTCCGTTTTGTATTGTCCAGCAGCAAAAAGCTTTCAGGACACAATTTGAACAGTTCAGACACGAGGGCGGTATTCAGGTATGGTTGGAGTCTTGATATCATATGCATCACAACGGTGAGACCATTGTTGTCCTGTATATTGAGGACTTCTGGCATATCGCGTATCAAGTCAATGCATATTGTATTGCTAGAATACATGTGGTGCGAAGAATGTAGAGGTATCTTGCCACTGATGTCGCGTACAAGTATTGATTCTGGACACAACTTGTAGATAAGATTGAGCATATCAAAGTTGCGTGCCATGTGAGCGGGTGTCTGCCCCTTCATGTTCACACCAGTAAACATTTCTGGGTGTGTCTTGTACACTTGTTTCACAATAGTGCGAGCTCTCTCTTGAGCTCCCTGAGAGACAATCAAATGTAGAACATTTTCCATCGTTTCCGACCGATAGTCATAGATCCAAGGCAATGCCTCTAACATATATATAACCTTGTCAATGGACCCAAAGCAACAGCCAAACATATCGAAAATGTCTGCCGTGTCATAGAATTCCACTGCATGTGGCAACAAGATTTTCATGATGTCTGCATTGCCAAATGTTGTAAACTCGTAATAAAATGGAGAAATCCCATCTTCGTCGGTGTGCAAAAGAACCGACCAATCCAAATCAACAATCTTTGCAACCAGGTCTTCATTCCTTGCGTCAATTGCATTGAATATTGCAGTTCTTCCCTGCATATTTTGGTCATGTATTATGTCAGGACGCAACTCTAAAATCAAATCCTGCACCTTGTCATACTTCTTTGCCGTGTACATATGGAGGAGCGTATCCTCGTTTATGTCTACACAGCTAACGGAATCTTCATTATTGGATAGGTACTCAAGGATGTAATCCTCTTCGTAAAGGATGTTCATCTGCATTTTTATTTTGGTTCCAACAAACTGTTCAAGTAGCCAATGTGTCGATATATCAAGCCCCTATTTCCCCCTTGTACTTTTCAAGAAGGATATGTACTGCTTTCCTCGCATCTTCTATAGAATAGTGAAAGCTGGTATGCCACAAACCAGCGGCGTACAGAGACACTTTCCATTCTGACGATCCGTGTTTTTGGATTGCGGTGTCGATGGAATACATTCAGTTGTGTAACATTTTATTTTGCATATATTTATTTTTTTGTCGATATATTTAACATCTGTTGGAGCAATTTGTACTCAATGAGAACTTGCTTCATCTTCCTATCGAGAATTTCAAAGTTGTCAAACATCTTGGTAAGAAACCAACCAGAAATTCTTAAGTTTATTTTTTAATATCGACATTGTCATTATTTATATGTGTTCTGTATATTGTAAATAAATGCTGACCAAGATGTTCATCATGCCTCGTTTCACTCGCCCCAGCGTTGAGATAAAGAAAAGCACTCCTCCACGGCGACCTGTTGCTTACCAGCCTCTCGAAAAGAAGGTTAAATTTGATTTTGAAGTGACAGAATTTGAAGTCCGCGTTATAATGTCAGCAAGTGTCCTGATGTTCTCCATGGCAATGCTTGCCACACATCGTGGGGAGCCAGGGGTCTATATGCCCTTGATCACCTCAATCATTGGCTACTGGACTCCGTCGCCAAGCAAAAAAGAATAATAATAATGTCATTAAGTATGGATATACAATACACTGCCAAGAAGTGCTCTATGGTCTACACGCCAGTTCAGAGGGGGGAGGTATGCTGGTTTGCGGCTCTGATGATGACAATTTTTTTCAGCCAGTGCATGCGCGCGGTGTCTTTCCAGCATGCCAAGAAAGTAGCATCTCAAGGCAGTTGGAAGGCCCCGATAGCAGAAGCGATGATGCTCATAATGAAAAACTACGAGCTCAATTCACTTAACAAAAGCATGGTGGGGAAACTGGAACCAAGGGCGTTTCTGAAGGCGCTTCGTAGATATGACCCTGTGTATTTTGATTCCGCTACCAATGAGCACATAGAAAGCGATGGGGCAAGTTATGGTCCCTATCAGCATAAACTCCTCGCGTTTCTTGACATTCCCCATTTATCCGTGACCGTCCCACGTGGAAAGACAGAGGCAATATACTCCGCGTATAACTTTGACCTCCCATTAGATGAGAGAAAGTGGGAAAAGGCGGTGGAGACCCTTGATCCCAAGGGAGCCTTCGTGGACACCGACAATCCCGAAGTGATAATAATCCACAGGGAGGCGGGGGAATCCTACTTGCAAAAGGCTTGGAAGACGTACAGACCGAAGATGGGCACCATAAGGGAACTGAACCTTACCAGGCACCCAAACAGCATCACATACAACTCTAAGAAGTACGTTCTGGATTCGTGTATCCTGCCATCGCACATCGCTGGGTGCTCTATGGGCCATGTGCTGGCAGGTGTCACTTGCAACTCGGGGCGGTATGTATACAACGGCTGGGCGGCAAGGTCTGGGGACAAGGCCATGCAGACCCCCGTCACGAGGGAGATGCCGTGTGCTCTCATGCCCTCAGACTGGGCCAAGGACAAGGCTCTGTGCGTGAACTCCAAGAGCTGCACGATGAACGAGGTGAGCAACAAAGACAAGGGCAAGGATTTCTGTTTCGAGGCGTTCAAACGGAGCTCCGTGGTGTATGTGAGAGAAGATATGGCTAGCAGAGCAGGCTACAAGAACGCGAATGTAAAAACAACAATACCGCCCATGGTTATCAAGAATACAAAAAAGGCAATGCCAGTGGATAACAAGAGCGCCAAGCTAGAGCTTCTCAAGCAGCGCATCAAAGGGATGAAGTAAATGTGATTTGGTGTATATTATGAATAGACAAGTTCAAAAGACTTGATAAAGTATTTTGAAAGATAATTGTGTAAAAGCAAAAAGGAATAAATGAAGATAGTACGATATGATCAGTTGGCGTATGCAAGACCACCCATGCCGGACATGATACGAAGTACGTTATAGTTCTTGGCATAGATGTTGAGGGCAGTGAGCTGGACACCAGTGTTGGCGGTCACGGTCTCACCACCGGAATACAGGGCGAGTGCGACGTTGGCGGCCACATCGTAGGCATTGACGCTGCAGGTCTTGTAGGTGAGGGACAGAGTGGCGTTATCAATGCGAGAGAAGTTGCAAGTGCCGGAGGGCTGGCGACCGGCGGGCTTGAGTGCGAAAGAGTACAGATACACACCGGAGGGAGCCAGGGAGCCGATGGTCTGGAAAGGCTGCACCTGGTTGAAGTAAGAGCCCTTGCGAGCGGCGAAACGGTCCTGGCCGTTCAGCTGCAGCTTGGAGGAGTCCAGGATGGCCAGGGCCTCGTTGAACACGGCGGTGTTGGGCACATCACCATACACAACGTTGGAGCTGGCATTCAGGGTGGCAGTGCCGGTGTACTGGCCATAAGACAGGGGGCCGGGCTTGTTGAAGTTCCAGGCCAGGTACTTGGTGGGGTGGTTGAAGTTCAGGCGGATGTTCTGGGTGGACTGAGAGCTGGCGGAGGGGGTGGCGGTCTCGGAGCCGGTGAACTGCAGCTGCTCGATCAGGTACTCGTGGGGCAGCTGGGCGAAGCGGGTGCGCTCCTGGGTGTCCAGGAAGATGTAGTCGACCCACACGCTCATCTGGGGAGCGACAGCGGACACGACGGCGCCGCCCTCAACAGCGGTGATACCGTTGACAGTGGATGCCAGTGTGAAGTAAAGCTTCACCTCGTGGTACTGTAGGGCAATCAGGGGGAGGGCCAGGCCGGGGGTCTGGTTGAAGAAGAAGATCAGGGGCACGTAGAAACGCTTGACGGCAGTGGCGGGCTCGTCGTTCACGAAGTCAGTCATGCGGCGGTAGTTCTCACGGTCGTTGTCCATGCGGAACAGGGAGTCGTACATGCGGAACCAGTCGGCGTAGTGCTTGTCGATGCGCTGGCCACCAATCTCCAGCTCAACATCCTGTAGCAGCTGCTCGGCGCAGTAGAAGGTGGGGCCAACCTTGGTCAGCACGAACTCAACCACGATGTCGGTTATCAGGTCGCCGTTACGGGAGATTTGTGTGCTGACCTTATTTCCAAAACCAACGGAACCGTTGATGGTCTGCTGGATGGACTCAACGGCGAAGTTGGTGTAGCGGCGGTACACCGTCTTGAAGAAGGTGATTTGTGGGTTACCGGTCAGGTAAACGTCCTGGGCACCGTATGCAACTAATTGTGAAAGTCCTCCCGCCATACTTGTTTATATCTTTAGTAAATATTTTTTTTTTGAATTTTAACGCAGTTTTACACACACGTCGAGTTTTCCTATGGTTTTTAGTGATTTTCTGTGACTTTATTTACAATTTTACAGAAGTGTCAAGTTTTTTCCAAGGTCTAGAAAGAGCTAACCTTTTCCTATGTTCTTTTATAGTAGTTATAGAAACATCAAACTCTGCTGCCAACAGAGGAATTTTACCATTGAGACGTGTATTTGCCTCTAGAAACTTCTCGTCCGTAAACTTCCTCAGTTTTAACATAGCTTCTGCTTGTTTTTCCTTGACATTTTCTATGTACTTAGCATCTTGCCATAGTTTTTTTGTGATGTCTGATTTTTTCTGTTTAACATCATCCGTGTTCATTGCATCTATCATTCTTTTGCGATAGTCTTCATCTTGCCATTGCTGCTTTCGTCTATCACTTTCCTTGTTTCTATTTTCTTCATCTTCCCAATATTTTGTTGTTCCATCCTTACGTTTCTCAATAAACTCAGGGTCTTCATTGACCTTGCGTATCCCTTCTAGGTGTTTCTCTTTGTATTCTGGATCATTCCTCAATTGTTCCATCGTTTCTTCCCAGCATTTTCTTGTTTCCTCACTCATAACTGTGGAACTACCACCAGTTGTAAGATTGTATCCATTTGGAGCCAATGTATCAAATGTATATATGTAATACTCTTCGGCATCATCTGCCTCTTTCTTGGTTAATTCGGTTTCTATAATAGAAACAGTAACAGATGACCAACCATATTTATCTATGATTGCGCGTATGTATCTACACTCTGTAGAACTTTTTGACCTATGTTTCTTGAACCTGTTCTTAGTACAACACGTCTGCCCTACATATGTTTTTCCTTGGCACGTCAGAGTATATATACCATATAAATGTCTTTGTTCCTCATCAAATAGGTTGGGACCCTGCCATCTGCCATCATAATGAACAAAAGTCATCCTAGTGTACATAGTTCTCTCTATGATATACTCACAGTTTCGTCGATATAGATTTATATCGACAAAAGTTGATACATACTGTTGTTAAATTTCTTGTATTTTAGTCTTTGCTATACACAATGCGTGTCATCGGTTTCACATTCGCGACCGACTCTTTCGCAGGATCCGCTGCCGCCCTAAAGCATTCCGCTCTCACCACAGGAGAATTTTCTGAGTTTCATGTCTATGGCCCTAAAGATATCCAATGGCTGATGGATACCTTCCCTGGGCATTTTGCG